GTGTTTGGAGTCAGCACTCCAGGTCCTTTGGACAAACGTGGCAATGCACGAGGCAAAGGTGGCAGATATCATTCTAGATTGGGTGGCAGCAGCATTGTGATGGATGATGGCGATGATAAATTTTTGCGCAAGACACCAGCAGCCAATGGACCTTCTGAATATGTGAACAAAACCACAGACATACTCACTCCAGCAGATGAAACCATACCTCACAATGAGTTGGTGCGCATAAGAACACGCACAGGTCACCAAATATTGTTGCACAATTCAGAAGACTTGATCTACATTGGCAATGCCAAAGGCACCACTTGGATTGAAATGACTGCCAACGGCAAACTGGACATATTTTCACAGGACAGTGTGAGCATACACACTCAAACTGATTTTAATTTCAAAGCAGACAGAGATGTCAACATTGAAGCAGGTCGCAGTATCAACATGAAGGCCATGAGCAGCATCACGGAAGAAACATTGGGCAGTCATAGAATCACAGTAGGCAGCAATCAAACCATCACGGTGGCAGCCAATCAAACCATATCTGTGGGCAGCACCAATCACTATGCAGATGGCAACATTAACCTAGATACAGGTGGCGTTATCAATCTCAACAACAACAAAGCAGTGAAGACAGAGCCAACTCCATTGAGCACACACACCAATCCTGGTGAAAGCAGCGGCAACATAATGAAACGTGTGCCTCAGCATGAACCATGGCCACATCATGAAAATTTGAACCCTGACAATGTGAAAACATCACGCACTGATCGTACCACCATTGAGCAGATACCTAACACAACCTTATCAGGTATACCTGACACATTTAAAAAATAAATATTTTTATGCCATATTTTACTATCCCATCATCCATTACTGAAAGCATAGAAGCAGCCACCACAGCAGCCACAGATTTATTGAGTGTGGGCAGTGATGCTTGCGATATTTGCGGCGCCCTTGGTGCCACAGTGGGTGGTGATGCAGTGGCTTTGGCCAAAGAAACAGAAAAAAAAATTCAAGATACTATTCCTAAAATTGCTGGCAATGTATCAGCATTAAAAAATTCACTGGAAGCAGATATTATGCCTTTGTTAGATCAAGCTGAAAAAATGTTCGATGGGTATTTTGCAGGAGGTGGATTTCAAGGCGTGCCAGCATTGCCCAGTGTGCCATCCATACCTGGTTTACAAAATTTACCTGGTGGATTTCCATCAGTGCCTGGATTACCCGATGTAGATGGATTAATTCCATCGTTGCCCAGTCTCCCACCAGACTTAGCGAATTTTCAATCCAGTCTCACAGCTTCTATGAGCAGCTTTGGTGCAACTGCCGCAAGCATTACCTCGCAAATCGCAACTAAGGTAGGAGATCTAGAAGCATCTGTGGATGCATTAATTCCACCACTGAGTTCGGCAGTGCAAACTGTTTCTGCAGGCAGTTGCAAAGGAATACAAAATCAATTGGAATCGTTGAGTGCAGATTTGGTGCCTGCTTTTGATGCAATCAAAACACAGATTGAAACACAAACAATTCCTAGTCTTGAACCTCAAGTGATGGGCTTGTTGGATGCTGCTAAAAATATGGCTGAATCTGCAGCCAGTCAATTCACAGCCAATCAAGATGCAATAGAGTCAGCAGCTAATGAAATGAAAAACAACATGTTGTCACAATTTTCGGCATTAGGAATCAACATATAAAAATCTATGGCCAGAGGCATTGCACGCATTGGAGACAGAACAGAAGGCACTTGCAGTCACCCCAGTCATCTAGTTCCACTGGACACTGGAGGCACCATCATCACAGGATCCAGCAAAGTGGTGTGTGATGGCAACAGACTGGCAGCCACATTGGGTGATGAAATAAAAACTGATTGCGGACACACAGCCTATATAATCACTGCCACAGCCAAGGTATTCATAGGACACAAGGCACAAATGGTAGCCAGACTGGGTGATCTAATAGATGATGGCGCGCCCTACTCTGCAAAAATAATCACAGCTTCTAACAAGACGTTTCCACAAGGATAAACAGATAAAATTTATGCCAAAAATACTAGTGTGCGGCGCAGGTGGGTTTATAGGAACACATTTAGTCACCAGTCTAAAAAAACAAGGACACTATGTGATTGGTGTGGATCTAAAATATCCCGAATACACTAATACAGATGCTGACGAATTTCACATTCTAGATCTAAGAAATCAATTTGCAGTGGAGCAATTGATATCTTCTAATTTGCAAGAGGTTTACCAACTGGCAGCTGATATGGGTGGGGCTGGTTATATTTTTACTGGCAAAAATGACGCTGACATTATGTACAACTCTGCAACAATAAATCTTAACGTCATCCGCGCCATGCACAAGAAAGACGTGAAAAGAATTTTTTATAGTTCCAGTGCGTGCATCTATCCTGCACACAATCAAAAAGATGCAGACAATATTTTATTAAGTGAAGACAGTGCATATCCTGCTGATCCAGACAGTGAATACGGTTGGGAAAAACTATTCAGCGAAAGACTTTTGCTTTCATTTGCTAAAAATTACAACACTCATGTGAGAATAGCAAGGTTTCATAATATTTTTGGACCATTAGGATCTTGGAACAATGAAAAAGAAAAAGTTCCAGCTGCCTTGTGTAGAAAAATAGCATTGTGTGAAGAAGATGGTGAAATTGAGGTTTGGGGATCTGGCAATCAAACACGTAGTTTTCTCTATATCGATGAATGCATACAAGGCATTCACAAAATCATGCACAGTAATTGCAGATTTCCACTCAATCTTGGCAGTGAAAGAATGATCAGCATAAACAATCTAGCGCACCTTATTTGCAAAATAGTTGGCAAGACTGTACGCATTAAAAACGTTTCAGGCCCAACAGGAGTTATGGCTAGAAACAGTCACAATAAATTTATAAAACAACACACTGGTTGGAAGCCAAATGAAGATTTAGAGACTGGACTTAAACACACTTACAAATGGATCAAAGAACAAATTGCAATCAATAAACATGAAAGAAAACACACATAAATATCTATATGAGCGCACAGGAAAAAAAATTATACAAAGACATAGTGCTTAAATCTAAAAAAGCATTCACTCAAGCATCTGGACCCAGAGCATACAGAGGTATCAGCACAGTAAATCCCAATGCCAACAGCTTCAATTTGTATGATATTGCATTGATAAGACAGGATTTGCTCAATCATTTTCACATACGTCAGGGTGAAAAATTAGAAAACCCTGAATTTGGCACCATTATTTGGGACAGTTTGTTTGAACCACTCACAGAAAGCATGAAACAACAGATCATTGACAATGTCACAGCAATTGTGAATTATGACCCCAGAGTGCAGGTGGAAGGAGTGACTGTGGACACCTATGAAAGCGGCATACAAATACAATGCGATCTCACCTATCTCACCTATAATATTTCCGAAAGTTTGCGTCTAAAATTTGATGAAAAGCTAGGTTTAATCAGCTAGAATTAACAGAGCATTTAATCAAACCTAATAAATAACTTCATACAACGGAGATATATGTCATCCACAGATAGATTGAATAGATTATTGCTGGCAGAAGACTGGAGAAAGGTCTATCAAAGTTTTAGAAACGCTGACTTCACCAGCTATGATTTTGACAATCTGCGCAGATCCATGATCAATTATCTGCGTCAGAACTATCCTGAAGATTTCAACGATTATTTGGAAAGCAGTGAGTATCTGGCCTTGATTGATTTGATTGCCTTTCTAGGACAAAACATTGCTTTTAGAATTGATTTGAATGCCAGAGAGAATTTTATTGAGCTGGCAGAGCGTAGAGAATCAGTGCTGAGACTGGCTAGATTACTGAGTTACAATGCCAAACGTAATCAATGTGCCAATGGACTTTTAAAAATACAATCAATTTCCACCTCAGAAGGAATCATTGACAGCAACAATGTGAATCTCAGCAATCAAACCATCATATGGAACGACTCCAGCAATGCAGATTGGTATGAACAATTTGTGAAAGTATTGAATGCTGCACTGCCAGTCAACACCAAAATAGGTCGTCCCAACAAAAAAGATGTGGTGGACGGAATTCCTGTGGAGCAGTATCAACTCAATTCTAATTTGCAAGAAATACCAGTATTCACTTTTTCCAAAACCATAGACGGCAGAAACACACAATTTGAAGTGGTATCAGTGGATGTGAACTCAGGCGCCATTGAAGAACTGGCACCATTGCCCACAAACAGATTGTCATGTGTGTACAAAGATGATGGCAAAGGGTATGCCAGCAGCAACACAGGATTCTTTTTTCATTTTAGACAGGGTGTGCTACAACAAGGTGACTTCACTGTGTCACTGTCCACACCCAATCAGATAGTGTCCATTGACACTGACAACATCAATCAGACTGATGTGTGGTTATATTCACTCAACAATAATCAAGTAGAGCAAGAATTATGGACCAAAGTGAGTGCCACTGAAGGCAACAATGTGATCTACAACAGCACTGCCAAGTCAATTAGAAATATCTACAGTGTGATCACCAGAACCGAAGACAGAATAAATTTGCAGTTTGCTGATGGCACATTCGGCAATTTGCCCAAAGGTGCATTTAGAATCTACTACCGAGTGAGTGACAATAGACAGTTCAAAATTATACCAGCAGACATGGCCAATATTGAAATTCAAATGCCTTACGTGAGTGCTTCAGGCAAAAACGAAATACTCACAATTGCCATGTCATTGCAGTACACCATTGATAATGCAAGTAATTCAGAGACATCAGCGTCCATAAAATCCAATGCACCAGCCACATATTACACACAGAACAGAATGATCACTGGTGAAGATTATAATGTTGCTCCATTGTCTGCCAATCAAGAAATAATCAAAGTGAAATCAGTCAACAGAACCAGTAGTGGAATTTCAAGATATTTTGATCTGTTGGACGCTACCAGCAAATACAGCAGCACCAATATATACGGTAACGATGGAATAATCTACAAAGAACGAGTGGACAACGGCATCACTTTTAATTATGTCAGTAGGACAGACATAGAAGGAGTGATCAATAATGTGATTGAACCTCTTATTGCTGAAAAAAAACTTTTTAATTTTTATCAAGATAATTTTCCTCTGATATTGACCACAGATGTGGCTTATTATTGGTATCAAAGCAGTGCCAGCAGCAGCATTTCCACAGGATGTTTGCAGGATGTGGACGATAATAAAATCACAGTGGGCAGTTTTACACAAAGTGTGTTAAAATATTTAGAAGCACAAGCACAGTGTAAATTTGTGGCACCGTCTGGATTTTATTTCAACAGCAAAGGTGAGTTGCAATCAGGCACGCCCAATGCATTGGGAGACAGCACAACAAGATGGGCCACAGTGATCAAAGTGATCGACAGCGGCACAGTGATTCAACCAGACAGCACAGGACCCATAGTATTGAGTGATATTATACCCACAGGCGCTATTCTCACACAAATTATTGCAAAATTTTCAAAAGTTTTATCCAATGACATCAAGTTGCAGATGTTGGACAAAATATTTTCCAACAGTGTGTTTGGTTTGAGATACAACACTGCTGTGAGAGATTGGGCAGTGATTGATGAAACCA